ATTTTTAATCTTGTGCTTATTGAGCCTGGTAAGTCTTTTGTTAGGGTTATCCAAAGTATTGGACGTGGAATCCGAAAAGCAGAAGACAAAGACTTCGTACAAATCTGGGACATAACCAGTACTTGCAAATTTGCAAAAAGACATCTAACAAAACGTAAAAACTTCTATAAGGAAGCAAACTATCCATTTACGGTTGAAAAGGCCGATTGGAATATATAAAGGAATAAAATATGGCAAAACAGTATGCAATCGCAGTCCATGAACCTAAATTTTCAAAGACAAGTATAGGTAGAAAGCCTTCTGTTTGTAAAATGAACAAACATAAAAGAAGATCATACAAGGCATATAGAGGACAGGGTAAAAGATAATGGCAAAAGAACAAGCAGGAATACCTGATCCTGGGAGTATGATGTGGGAAAACGGCATCTATTATATGGCAGATGGATTTACGTTTGAATCTACAAAGCCGATAGTCCAATGGATTATAGAAAAGAACCTATTGCCTTCAAAACTTAGACCAAAAGAACTTACATTAATTATTAACAGTCCAGGAGGTAGTGTTCACTCTGCATTTGCTCTTATTGATACTATGAAAGGTAGTGCAATACCAATTAAAACTGTTGGACTTGGACTAATTGCAAGTTGTGGTGTACTTACATTTATGAGTGGCACAAAAGGCAGTCGTATAATTACGCCTAATACAAGTATACTTTCACACCAATACAGTTGGGGAAGCAGTGGTAAGGAACATGAACTGTTTGCAAGAGTACGTGAGTTTGAATTAAGCACTGAACGTATGATAGCACACTACAAAAAATGCACAGGAATGTCTGAAAAGAAAATTAGGGAACTTTTACTACCTGCAGAAGATGTATGGCTAAGTGCCAAAGAAGCAGTCAAGTACGGCATTGCTGATAAAATTAAAGAGGTATATTAATATGAGAATACTAACGTTAGAGAATACTGCCTATGAAATGAATGATATACCTGATGAGGTAGATGATTTAAGATTTGCAATATTGGATAATAGTAATCCTGCTGATCCGGATTATTTTTTTATACCACTTATATTTTTAGAAAGTTTTAACAGTCCAGCAGTTGTGTTGGAAATAGGCAACCATAAAATCCGTATGCCTGTTGATTGGAAAATATTAATTGGCGATAGACATATTGGTGACTTAGAAATGTTGAACTTTAGTAGTCTAAATGATAGAGGCTTTGATGCGTTTCTGTTTAATCCTATAGGAGACTTTAGGCATGACTACTTGCCTGTAAATATTGTAGATATTTATAGTGATGTTAAATGGTTCTTTCCAAAACTTAAACAAGGACAGATACTAGCAATACCTATAGAAACTGGTGTAGAAAATCCAAAATGTGTGTACTGTGCTAAAGAGATCAATAAACAAAACGAAATTGTTAGCATTGATAGAGCCTGGTAAGATAACAAGAATAGATTATAGAAAGTTTACTTGGAGTGCATATGTAAACTATCAAACTACTCGTAAACAACTTGCTGGTATGGAAAATGTATGGGAAAGAATTAAAAAGTATTTGGAGTATAGAGACAGAAAAGATTATAGAGTAACTCTAGAAGATCCAACTAAAACAATTGTTTTAGAATTTGAAAAACTTGACGATGCACGGATGTTTATGTTAGCATTTAGTGATGTAATAATTGATAATGGAATTAAGTATGAGTAAATTACCATTGAATACAGTATTAGCAGCTATAGATAAAAAAGATTATAGCTTTTATGATCGTCTTACTCCAGAACATCAAAAACAATTATCACCATTCTTACTCAATCGTTACGTAAGTCTTGTAAAAGGCTCAAATGAATTACAAGCATATTATCTTATGGCTGGCAATCAAAGAGTAAACCGTACCTACTTTGAATTAGCAAAACATCCTAAACTGGTGTGGCAGTTACTATGCACAGTCAGTCCTGGTATGGGTACACAGTTTCATCAGTGGGTAGGACATAAAAAGAAAGATAAAAATAATAGTAGCAAAAGACGTAAAGAAGTAGAACGTTTACATCCAAATGCTAAAAGTGATGAACTAGATATGTTAGCAGAAATGTATACAGACAAAGATTTAAAACAGATAGCAAAACTTTATGGCGAGTAAGTATTTAAATTATAATAAGTGGGATAAACTAGAAGTAGTAATGCTAGGAGATTGCTATGGTGCAGATTTCTTTAGTAGTATGCCAAATAGTAATGTAAAAACAAGTTTACAAAAAATAGCAGACGAAACACAAGAAGATCTACAAAATTTTGAAACAGTTCTAAAGCAATTTGGTTGTGAAGTTATTAGGCCTGTTATTAATCCTCTTGATAAAATAACAGACTTCTTAGAACAAGATGGATCTATACAAGGAGAACAAGGTGTCCCTAGAGCACCATTACAACCTAGGGATGGACAATTTGTGGCTGCTGATAAATTAATCTATTGTAACGGAGATCACTTTAGTATTATTCAAGCACTTCAAAATTACGATAAAGAAAATATTGTAGATCTAAACAACTTATATTTTAATAGTGATAACAATAACATTTTTCCTATTGATGCTCCAAATATTACTGTAGTAGGCAAGGATATTTATGTTGATATTTTTGACTTAGATAAAGATAAATGGCAGTATGCAAGTGATTGTGTAGATAAGGTAACTGATTACCAGTTTAGAAACTATTTTTTAGACATAGGCGGTCATAATGACGGTGCATTTCATACAGTCAAACCGGGGGCAATTATTAGCCTAGAGGGAATACAACAATATAAAGACAGTTTTCCAGGATGGGAGGTATGTTATTTACCGGACCAAAGTTGGAATAAGCTAAGTCCTTTCCTACAATTGAAACAAAAAAATGATGGTAAGTGGTGGTTACCTGGTGAAGAAGAAAATAATGCATTTACTGAATTTGTTGAAACATGGCTACAAGACTGGGTTGGATACGTTGAAGAAACTGTTTTTGATGTTAACGTCTTAATGTTAGATGAATATCATTGTTGTGTTAGTCAGAATAACAATAAACAAATAAATGACTTTTTTAAAAAACATAAAATAGAACCTGTGTACATACCCTGGAGACATAGATACTTCTGGGACGGTGGATTACATTGTATTACATTGGATTTAAAGAGAGATACTAAGCAAGAGGATTATTTTGAACTACGAAACAAATAAAATAATATTTGTTTGTTATCCGCCAGGTGCTGGAGGCAAATTTGTTATAAATTGTTTAGGAGTAAGCAACCATGCAGTTCTTCAACATCAACATTTAATTAATTATACAACAGAACAAAAGCAAACATTTTTACTGAATAAATTAAGTGGTCAAGATGGGCCATGGAACGATTTAGGATTAGGATGTAATGAATTACTAGGTGATCTTAAATTAAGTGGCACACTTGAACATGGTGCAATATTAGGCAAATTAGAAGTAGGTTTGCCTTTTAATGAAACTGGTATTAAGTTAAGCAATCAAAAAGAAAAGGATTTCTTTTATGTGTGTCATGATGAAGATACTAGGCATAATAATATAAAAGTATTCCCAAATGCAAAACAAATTCATTTTATAAACTGCAATAATTTCATAAGCAAAAGACCTAATTACAATATGTGTAAAGAAGTAGAATGGTATAGTAAGTCTGGCTTGAATTGGAATACAGATTGGTTTGAAGACATATCTGCTACAGTTGATGGAATAGAATCTTTTTATAATAAGTTGAATTATAAAGATTTTGACAACGTAAGGGAATGGATAAAAGATTATTATACACTGTGGATACAAAAAATAAGATGAATCAACAGTTTACAGAAATAATCAAAGATGCTATAATAAATCGTACAATGGAAAGCAAAGATTTTACATGTCAATATTGTGGCAAATCATATCGTAAAGAGAGTACTCTTGCGGCACATCTTTGTGAACCTAAGCGTCGTGCCCAACAAGAAAATGAGCCCGGGGTCAAATTAGGCATGACAGCTTACTTACGTTTTTATGAGCTGACACAAGGCAGTGCAAAGTTTAAAACATATGCAGACTTTAGTACTAGTCCTTATTACAATGCATTTGTAAAGTTTGGTAGACATATGGTAAACATACGTGCTATCAACACACAGAAGTTTATAGACTATGTGATTAAAAGTAATAAGAAACTAGACTATTGGACTAAGGACATAGTTTATCAAGAATATTTGTTTGAACATTTAAGAACAGAAGCACACAAGATGCACTTGAACGTAGTATAAAAACTATGGAATCCTGGGCTGAAGACAAAGAAAGTGTATTCAATCATTACTTTTGTTATGTAAACAGTAATGTTCTGGTCAAAGATATAACTACAGGCAGGATTAGTAGTTGGATAATATTTAACTGTAAAACTGGACAAGATGCATTGGACAAATTGAATCCTGAACAGATAGAAATGATATTCCCATATATTGATCCAGACTTTTGGAAACGTAAATTTGTAGATTATTTTGCTGATACTGAATGGGTGAAACATATTCTTAAAGAGGCAGGATTGTAATGGAGAAGATTCTATTTCTTGAAGGAACTCATGGAAATTTTTTAGCCAGATGTTTAAGTGTTGCTTCAGGATCAACTGAGGATTTTAATTTTTATAAAGATAGTATTGGTGCTCATAATGAAGACTTTACTAAGGTTGTAGATTATAATCATTACTTTAATGAGTATGATATTTTCTGTTATATTAATTTTAATTTAGATGATCTATATATTCTTTGCTGGCATAACTATTTTGCAAATTGGGAGTTTGGATTAGATTTACTTAAAGCAAATACATTTAAAGATTGGAAAAAACATTTAAAAGGCAGAGAATGGCATACAATTTATCCTGGTGCTAAGAATCATATTGATATTTTGGAAAGTAGTGGAGTATCAGGTTTACGAGAAATGTACAAAAAATATCATACAAGTTTTTACTTAATAGATAAACAGAATGATCTTTTAAACAAACACAATGTAAAGAAAACTTTTCAGTTTAAATGGTTTTATAACAAGGACACATTTATAACACAATTGAAACTACTACTGGCAGATCTTGGATATGAATATCGTGTTGATATTAGCGATAAATGGATAGACTTTATAAGAAATAAAAATAAAATAATACAATCAAAAGAACTTGTGCAATATGTATTTTCATGTTATACTAAAAATATTCCTATAAACATTACTAATCTTACTGTTTATGAACAAGCATACTTAGATCATTTAATTGAGCAATACTTAGGATATGAAATAGAACTGTGGCAAGATTATCCAACAAATACAAGAGATATAAAACCAGTAAAAGCATGGGAAGGTGAGAGATATGCCCTTTGATATGCCAGATGTAGACATAGACTTTGCTGACAGAACACATTTATTAAACCATGTGAAAGGTATAGGTGCAAGACTTGAAAATGGCAACAAACATAATACAGGTGTTTACTTTAACAAAGTTCCCGTCGCACATGACGGACTTGCAACATTAGATCATAAAACTGCTGAAAGTTTAGGATATTTTAAATTAGATTTACTTAACGTGAATGTTTATCAACATATAAAGAACGAACTACATCTAGTAGAGATGATGCGAGAACCTAATTGGTCCAATTTACACAATAGAGATTTCTTTGAACAACTAATACACGTTGGTAAACACTTTGAAACAATGGCAAGAATGCCTGAAGATATAACTAGTATACCTCGTATGGCGATGTTCCTAGCAGTTATACGTCCTGCAAAAAGACACCTAATAGGAAAAACATGGCGTGAAGTAGGAGAAACTATATGGCACAAAGCAGGACAGGATAGTTATAGTTTCAAGAAAGCACACGCAGTAGCCTATGCACAATTAGTTGCGGTACATATGAATATATTGGAGGAGCAAAATGGAAAGTAATTTAAAAAGAATGCAAGAGATACAACAAAGTCTTACCAAGCATATAAATGATCAGATAAAAGACGAAGATGATCATATGTATATGGCAACAATGCTACTTAAACATGCACTTGTATTGTATAAAGGATTACTTACAGATGATCAAATAAAAAATATGTTGGGGCATGTGATAGATACTGTAGAACAAGACTTTCCTGGCTACGAACCTACCAAAAAATCAAAAAAGACAATGCATTAAAATACGTTGCTAAAACATAATAAGTTATAAAGTGTAAAATTTGATCTATGACATTAGTCCACCACCAAGCGATAGACCTTGGAGCAATTTTAAAAAAATTATTAGCTTTATGTTTAGAATAATCTATTTGCCAATGTATGAAATAATCTACTATTGCACATAAAATTGCAGGTACTGCAGGAATAAAAAGTCCAGCAATAACTAAAGTAGTAATACCATGATGCATGTAATGTATATGACCGTTCCCGAAGTAACGACTTTTGTCAATATTTCGAAGTTGACTTTGCACACCAAGGTCCACAATGGCATGCTTAATCAGAAGCAATAGTAAGAATTCCATGTGTTATTTAACTTTTTTTACCAATTGTATATTGCGTCGCTTACTTCTTTTCTTTGCAAGTTCTGCTATGCTTACACTAGGGCCACGTACAACTTCTGTATCTTTAATATTAAATGTAATAAGATATTTACTAAATGGTATAAAGTCGTTTTTCAGAAATAAATTTATAGGTATAGTTCTATTCGATTCCCACCACCAAATATCACCTAGCTCTAAAAATAATGGTTTAAGATCAGGGTTTATTTTGCTATAGTCATACATACTTAGGAAACTATCATCCTGATTCTGCATAATTCCTACATACTCTTGTCCACCATATGTTACTAAACTTAAAAATGGATATTGTTCAAATATTTCTTCTGCTAATGGTGGCATTATATCTCTTATAAATACAGTATGACTGTTACTACTGGATATTTATATACACAATTACACACTGCAGTTGTAACTGATACTGGAGTCAATAATCTAATGAGCATGTTTTACACCCCAAATATAAAAGTCTATAGAGGCATAGACAATTACATAAGAATAGAATTTAAAAACCGTGATCAAAAACGTGTTGTAATGACAGATCATACTGCAAGCATTATTATAATGGATAAAGAAAATAGTGTCGCATATGTTGAACGTGCCCTTACTGCTATTGATCCACGCAGAGGATTATTTGAAGCAACTATAACGGAAGGTGACTTACTTAATTTAGATGCAAAGTTTTACAGTTACAGTTTGAAAGTTACAAATCCAGAAGGTAGAACAAGTCCTGCATACGCAGATGATAATTATAGTGCCAACGGTACACTAGAAGTTGTGGAAGGAATGTATCCTGCTTTCAAAGAAAGTACAACTGAAGCATTTGCAAGTGGTAACACAGGAAGCACAATATCAATAGATCCATATATAAATCGTAATACTGCACAACACACTGCACAAGTTTATTTTAGTAGTGCGTTCACAGGTAGCCTGGAAATACAAGGTTCAATTAATCCAAGTAATAGTATTCAAAACGCAGACTTTACAACAATATCTACAACAAACTATACTGCCCAGACAGACAATGCATACATTAACTTTACTGGTGTTTATAGTGCAGTTCGTTTTGTACGTACAACAACTTCAGGAACATTGAGTCAAGTATTATATAGACCATAATGAAACTGGTGGGTTTTGGTTGTAGTTTCACTTATGGAAGTGAACTTGTAGATCCTAGTATAGGCACGGATAATCATCACGCAAATACTCGTTATAGAAATAAAAATGTATGGTTAGGAAGACTTGCCAATAATTTAGGTTATCAATTTGATAATTTAGCAGAACCGGCAAATAGTAATTTTGCAATAGCACAACAAGTTTCAAACTATTTTCTCAATACATATGATCCACAAGACAAAATTATAATTTGTTTAGGATGGACTGCAAAAACAAGAATGTCATGGTATAGCACCAAATGGATACATAATGGATTTGCAGGCGATCAACATGGTTGGTACAGAAGTTGTAGAGAATGGGTCAATAACTCTACAGAAGAGAGTCATAATCTATATACAGACAATGCAAAATTTATTGTTAACAGTATTTGTAAATCAATGAATATTCCTATAATACAATTTAATGCACTGGGTCATCATAAAACAACACAGTATCCAAATTATTTTATTGATGGTAGTAGTATGGACAGTATGATTAGACGTGCAATGGCAGAAGATAATAGATTAAATTTAATTGCAAAGGATGGACACCCTAATGAAGCAGGTCATGAATACTTTACAATTAGGTTGACTGAATTTGTAAAAAGTCATATAATTACACAATGAAGAAGTATATACACATTAATAGAAATATTATACAACAAAACGAAAAACATGGCAGAGAACTTCCTGTTTGCAGAGTACAGGAAGGTAACAAGGCTAGATATGGCAGTGCAGTAGAAATACATGGACCAAGTCGTATGGTTTACAGGCCCGATAAACCACTTAGTTGTGGTGCTAAGTTATGGATAGAAACTGATAGTGAGATAAGTATTGAAGACGAGTGTACTTATAAAGATATACAGAGTATGAAATAGTGGGTTTGGAGGTTTTTGCATTATGCTTGGTTATTTTTTTGGTAATTACGGCAATTATGGCTATAGGCCTCCTAAGAGGACGACGTGTAAGCGGCAGTTGCGGTGGTGCCACAGGCGTTTGCTCTGTGTGTGGCAAAGACAGTGCAGAAGACCGCCTACAACAGATGAAACGAGATCCTAATCGCAGGATTGACAGTGACAAAATGACTGAGATCGAAAAGATGGATCAAGGTTTCACACACGGTACTTACAACATAAACGGCAGAGATGTTGACTTTTGAATAGTATTCAACAAACAATCATAGATAGTTTGCCTGGCAAACAAAAGAGGACTACCAATGGCTGGATTAGTTTTAATGCAGTATGTTGTCATCATAATGGCGAAAGCATGGACAAACGTAACAGAGGCGGTGTAATTGCTTCTGGTGATGCTATAAGTTATCATTGTTTCAATTGTAATTTTAAAACAGGATGGCAACCAGGTAGACATATAAGTTTTAAATTAAGAAAATTACTTACTTGGCTAGGTGTTGATGAGAACACCAGACAGATGCTTAACATAGAAGCATTGCGTATAAAAGACACAATACAAGAAGTTTTAGAAGATGACGAAACGTTTACAGTAGAATTTAGTCCTAGAGAATTACCTGAGAATAGTACAAATCAATTACCAGATCATATAAGATTATATGCTGAAAGTAGAGCTTTGCCATTAGAAAAAATTATGTATAGCAATAGCAAAGCTGCAGGCATGTGGAAAAGGCTAATTGTTCCTTTTACTTGGAAAGGAAAAACAATTGGATTTAGTGCAAGGAGTATCGACAATGAATCAAGACCCAAATATTTTACTAGTCATGATAGTGGTTTCGTTTATGGCATTGATAATCAGTTGTCTAACAGTAGGTTTGTAGTAGTAACAGAAGGACTATTAGATGCAATGTGTATAGGTGGAGTAGGAATACTCAGTAATCGTTGTAGTGAAATACAAGCACAGATTATAGATACACTAGGTAGAGAAGTAATACTAGTACCAGACAAAGATCGTGCAGGGCAAAAACTAATTGATGATGCAATAGAATATGGATGGAGTGTAAGTTTTCCAGAATGGGAAAGTGACGTAAAAGATGTTAATGATGCAGTAATAAGATATGGCAAACTGTTTACATTAAAAAGTATTATTGATGCAAGACAAACAATGAAATTAAAAATTAATATTATGAGGAAAAAGATTGGCTAAAGAATACACAGTAGATTTACAAAAATTGTTTTTAGAAATGATGATGAATGATGCACAGAATTTTGTACGTGTTCAGAACATTTATAATGTACAAAACTTTGACAGGAGTCTAACTGATACTGCAAAGTTTATAAAAGAACATAGCGATGATCATGGTGCTCTGCCTACTTATGAACAGGTTCGTGCAGTAACAGGTGTTGAGCTAAAGCCAGTACCTGATATAAGTGAAAGCCACAATGATTGGTTTCTAGCAGAGTTTGAAGGTTTTACTAAAAGACAGGAATTAGAACGAGCAATACTTAAGAGTGCAGACTTACTAGAGAAAGGTACATATGAACCAGTAGAAAAAATAATCAAAGATGCAGTACAAATTAGTCTTACAAAAGACATGGGTACAGATTATTTTGCTGATCCTCGTGGTAGACTTATGGCACTTAAAGATAACAACGGACAGATTACAACAGGTTGGCCTGCAATGGATAAGAAGTTGTTTGGTGGTATGAACAAAGGTGAACTGAATATATTTGCTGGTGGATCTGGTAGTGGTAAAAGTTTGTTTATGCAGAACTTGGCAGTGAACTGGATTACAAATGGATTAAATGGAGTATACTTAACACTAGAACTTAGTGAAGGACTAAGTGCTATGAGAATAGATAGTATGCTTACAAATGTCTCTACTAAGGAAGTATTTAAGGACTTGGAAACAGTAGAGATGAAAGTAAAGATGGCTGGTAAAAAAGCAGGTAAACTACAGATAAAATACATGCCAGCACAGAGTAATGTTAATGATGTCAGAGCATACTTAAAAGAACTACAGATAAAAAATGGTTGGAATGTAGATTTCCTACTTATTGATTATTTGGATTTGCTTATGCCAGTAAGTGCAAAAGTATCTCCAAGTGATTTGTTTGTGAAAGACAAATATGTAAGTGAAGAGTTACGTAACTTAGCAAAAGAATTAAACTGTGTGTTTGTTACTGCTTCGCAGTTGAACAGAGGTGCAGTAGATGAAATAGAATTTGATCACAGTCATATTAGTGGTGGACTTAGTAAGATTAATACTGCTGATAATGTGTTTGGTATATTTACAAGTCGTGCTATGAGAGAACGTGGCAGGTATCAACTACAACTTATGAAGACTAGAAGCAGTAGCGGTGTTGGACAAAAGATAGATTTAGAGTTTGATATTGAAAGTTTACGTATTCGTGACTTAGGCGAAGACCAAGAGTATCAGCAGTTTAAAAAACAAAGCAGTAGTATCTATGAGCAACTAAAAAACAAAGGAAGTTCAGGAGTTGTGGAAGCACCTGAAGGCGATACTGGTAAGATTACTGCGAGTGTACAGAGTAGTAAACTGAAAGACATGTTAGCAGGATTAAAAAGTGAGTAATGTTATATATAAATCCACATGAAGTTCAAAATTTCAAAGGTAACGAAGGAATAGTTCTTGTATCAGATATTCAGCCTTACTCTGAAAATTGGAGTATAGAAGGAGACTATGAAACTGGTACTAAGTATCTGGATATAGAATATAATACTATTAAAGATATAATTGAAGAATATAAATATCCTGTAAAACATATATACTGTTCAACTTATGTAGACTACTTCAATATGCCATACCCTACAACTTGTGTCCCAATATTTTTTACGCAAGTATGTAATTATTATTCTAAATATTCTATAGATATTAACAACGTAACAGATACATATAAATGCTTTGCTCCAATGAGTCGGCGTAGGGAACAAAGATTGTTGGTTAGTTCTTGGCTTTCTTATAACAAGAATACTGTAAGTTTTGAATATACACAAGGATGGGATACTTGTGATGATGATTATCTTAAACTTAAAGAATTGATAAGGCTTACAGATTATAATTATCTTAATAGTTTTCTATCTAGGAAGTTTATAGGTGATAATCCTAGAGATGACGGAAGAGATATAGTTGCCTGGAGAGATGTACTATCTCACTTTTATACTAATAGTACTTTTAGTATTATTACTGAACCAGTGTTTTGGGAAAAGGCAGTAGTTTTAACAGAAAAGTATCTTATGGCCTTATATGGTTGTTGTTTTCCAATATTTTGCGGAGGATATAGGGTTGCTGATACACTGATACGATTAGGTTTTGATGTCTTTAGTGATATTATTGATCACAGTTATCAATATGAATCGCATCCAGGAAACAGAATATTACAAGCACTAGAACTTAACAAGAGCATTTTACAAAGTAGTAAGATTCAGAAAAAAGATTATATTAAAAGACATACTAACAACATAAAACTTATTAGAGAAGATTTACCTACATTTATTAAACAATTTAATATTAGTAAATATCAACATATACTTGAGTATAGTGAAGATAGACGTTCATATTTAGATTATATTAATGCAAGGCAAAATTCTAATTAAGATATTGATGTAGTCTATGGCCTTTAGCATCGTAGCAATCTATATAACGGGCACCATTGCTATAACGTACTTTGCCACTGCCTACTACAACGTCATGGTCTCTATATCCAAAAGGCTTCTTTACTGTAACATCAACATATTCACCGTTAGCAATACCCAGTGTTAAGAATGTAACATACCTTCCTTGCTCTCCTTTAAACACTCTACCATTTGCAACAAGCCCTGCAAAGTTTACTCTATCGCCCCAGGTTTCCTGTACAAACATATGTGGCATAAATTCTGGTTGTGTCCAGTATCCATAACGTTTGTATTGTGTTTGTGGTGACTCTGTAATACCATTTGGGAAGCCTAGTTCACGTAAATCCCAACCTGCGTTTTTTGCTTCTGTTTTGTGTACCCAACGTCTATAACTGCCTTGACAATGTTTAAGTGCCGCCCGCCAGAACTGTTTTGGGTTGTGTGCCTTTTGATATGCAAGTGCCCAGATTAATCTACCCAAGTTTACTGCATGAGCTCTGCACAATCCAAAGTTTCCCAGTCCATATAGTTCCTGTATAATTTCTGCCTTGTTCTCACTGTCGCCCATACGTTCCATAAACTCCATAACACGTTCTTCATCACGTTTGGCAAATGCACGACGATACATATCTGCTTCATACATATCACAACCTATAAGTTTGGATATCTTTTTAATTGCATCATCTTCATACACAATAGTATCATCTAATCTTTGTTCTGTCCAGTCCTGAAAGAACGCCGCCTTCTGTCTGCCTGTAGTTGCTACTGGTCTTATCAGTGCAGTTGCAAATACACAGTCACTTTTACTTTTTGGTTGTATTGCTTGAAATAATCTTCTCATAGCAGGTGACTCTGCTTGTGTAACTCCTATAACATCACCATTGCAAAGCATCTGACTTGTTTCATAATCTTCTTCTGGGTATGCTTCTAATGGTGTCTCTGAATCTATCTCCAGTAGTTGACTGAGTCCTCGATTAGCAAGGATATCTATCTT